GAAAAGGTAATCTCATAATCCCACCATCAGCTGCATGAATCTTACTTCCATAAGTATCAGTCCAGTCTCTTGCGATCTCTGGTTCGTTAGCCCATAGGTATCTTCTTTGCTTCTCTGATTTAAATGGCATTATCTTCTTCCTCCTGCATGTACATCTAACCTAAAAGTACCTAATTTCCAATTAGAATCTATTGCCGTATTTGATATTTTTACTGCAACCGATCTACCTCTTGCCCTACACGATTGATAATTAGTGCTAGAAGTAATAGTAAAAGGTCCAAGACTAGAACTCGCTGCAGTTTGATTAGGGAAATCTCTTAAATCTAATTCAACAACAGTATTGCCTGCTTGAGTTATAAAATCTGGTAAAAATCTACTCACCCTCATTACATATTCTCCGTCTCCTCTAAATGTAATTCCTTGTTTTTGATCTTGTGTAATGTCAAAATCTCCAGATAAAATATTCGCTGGAATAGCTGCTGTAGTTCCTATTTGAACTTGATTAACTCCAGTTTCATGTTCATAGTAATAAGTAACGCCATCAGCATTACCTGTGACATCGAAAGAGGTATCTGTGCCTGCATCATATTGAGTTGCATGAGGTAAACCAAAAATAGCTGAATCAATCCATGCTGTTCTTGGCCATAAAGAATTTGCATTCGTATACCAGATAGGTCTATTAGTAGTAGAATCCAGATAACTATATATTACACATCTATTATTTACATTCGAATCAGATGTAGGATAGAACCATAACACCTCACCAAATAAGTTATTCAATCCACAATAAACCATTTGATTAGAAGTTTTATTAAGGTCATCAAAAACATAATCTTCTACTAAACAATCAAGAGATTCTAGTTTACCAGTAAATCTAAAGAAACCATTTTCAGACATCCAGTACGCAGAACCATCAACTTCTACCGCTGCATTCTTTCCTATCAGTCCACAGTTGGTACCTACTTGTTCATAGGCGAAAGTAAAAGGTTGACCTACAAAACGCATGGTGAATAATGAGGTATCCGACCATACATAAATTGCATTTCTACCTAACTTAGCTCCCATGATCCGTGATCCGGCAGCCAGTCTTTGTGTGCCAGCGCTATTGATTGCAGTAGGTTCCCAGGTATTAATATCTTCTTGAGAAGAGAATCTTATAAACATATCGTCTTGAGTTGATGTTGTTCCAATCGTTGTTTCTGTTCCAAATAAAACTAAGTGACGATCCGGTGTTGATACAATCATATCTCTAGATGCAGTTGGTGCACCTGAAATAATAGTAGCTCTGGTTGCTGTTGCATTAGATGCATCAGCATCCCATTCAAATACAGACCCATTAAATATTAACGCGACTAATGTACTTCCTAAATTATCTAATGACCATAATCCTGGTTCTGCAACTTTGTCTGTTGAAGTTGCTGCTTGTCCCCATGCTGCATAGTCACTGGTATTAGTTACCGTTGCCCCATCTGAGTGAGCCGCTCTTGTAGTTCCTCTAGCATTTCTAGTAATTCCTGTTAGATCACTTCCTGAAACTCCTGTATAAGAAATTTCTTCTGTGCCAATTTGAATGTAATTAGTACCTGTTGTTGGAAATCCCGTAACAGAATCTAAAGTAATACTTGTTCCTGATCCTCCGGTTCCATAAGCATTGTCTCCTAAAGCTCCATCTAAAGTATTAGTTTGAGGGTTAGTGACTGTACCACCGAACTGAGATATACCCCATCCATACACACCAACTTGGTCTGCAGGACCAACGTGGTAATATCTATAATAAGTTATGCCTCCAGAAGTCGCCGCTCCTGAATCAGTTTCAGTAGCTCCTGCATCAATAGTAAGAGTGGTAGTAGTCGGTACAGATAGTACCATAAATTTTTTGTCACAAAAAGTAGTAGAATCAAAAACAGAATTAGTGATTGAAGAAAAAGTAGAACTATCACCAAATAAAATTATATCTCCTGCTACAAAGTTATGTGCGGATGAAAAAGTTAATGTAACTTCAGATTCACCATTAGACGTGGTAAAAAAATTAGTTTCCGCGGTACCTGATGGATTAGTTAAAGGGTGAATATCATAGTACACTCCTCCAGAATAAACATATAAAATTCTGTTGGTACCTAAGATAGAGTATTTAATACCCTCTTTATTCACCATATGATGAATAGCACGTGTTGCACCAGTTAATTTTTTATCTCCAAGTGAAGACCAACCACCTACTTTTTCAGGTGTACCATATCTAAAACGAACATTTTCTCCTCCCGTCCACTGAGCTTCTGCTCCTGTGGGAGTGATTTGTTTATTGAATCCTGGTAAAAATCCTATCTTTTGTAGCATATTATTCCTAGTTTAAAGACACTTTACTAAATTATGCCCAAAAATCAATATTATATTATTTTATAGCCAGAGTATTTTTCTATTATATCTTGAGGTAAATAATCATTTATAGCATAGGTTTGACGTTTAATTTTTTTGACGCGTATTCTGTGAAGATTTTTAACATCATCTTGATAGTATAAATTATTAATATTAAATTGTTTTAACCTATTATAATTATTTATTTTAAATCCGATAAATGAACTTAGGTTTTTTAAAAAATTATCAGTATCCTCAACTAAATCATTATAATAAAATATTTTATAGTCTTCTTTTTCTTTACATAAGTTTTTAATACTTAATATACTTTTACCCATCATACCTTTTTCACCCATTAACTCATCTATGTATTCACGAATATCTTCTTTGGTATTAGAATTATTGTCAATTTTTAGTTTTGCAAAGGAAGCTAGACACTCAATAAGAGGTCTGAATAAAATAACAAATTTTGGTTTGGGTATAAACTGTTTTAGAACTTGTAAATTATAGGGAGTTCCCCATGGACCTCTATCCAATATTACCTTGGCTTTCCATTCTTTATAATAATTATCAAAAACCATTTTACTAACATTATTTAAGGACTTAGAGTCAGGGAAGTTTTGAAAAGCAGGGAAGTTTTTTAATTCATTTAATTGATATAAAATTTCTAGGGTAATTGAATTAGGTGTAGCTTTTATTTTTTTATTTTCATTAATAATAGATCCTAATAAGGTGTTGCCGGCTCTAGGTAGACTACATAAAAAAATAATTCGTTTTGTTTTCACTGATTTTTTTTAAAGAAAGCAGGTAGACCTAAATGGGGACGCTTATCAAACATATTATCTTTAGCTCCTGGTGTTTTACGATTATTATAATGAAGAAATACTTGAATACATTCTTTTCCTGTAAATTTTTCTCTCCAATGTTCTAGCTCACAGCCTGGATAAACTAACATATCTCCTGGTTTTAAATCTACTTTAATACCTTTCATGCTTTGTTTGCCTGATGGTTCTAAATATATTGGCCACTCATCACCACCAAGATTCATAGTAGTTGATATCTCACAACTAAATCTATCTTTATGTCTTTTAAGAATATCTCCTTTTTTATAAATCCTTGCATAAGAATATGCAGGATGTAGTTTTAATCCTGTTGCTTTTTCCATATTCGGTAAACATTTAAGTAATAATGTTTCCATAGCCATATTAGCATAGTGAGAATAAGTGTTTGGAATTTGTTCGTTATCATTTTCATAATGACCTATTATCTTTTCAAATGGTGAAAAGTATGTAGCTTGTCTACAAGTATCATAAACTTGTTTCTGCATTAAAAAATAATTTACAACAAAAGCTGCTAGGTCTTTTGATATTGCTTGACGAATAATTGTATACTTTTTCTTTTTAAAACTCATGAATATTCAATATTTCCACTTACAATTATTTTTTTATTATCTCTAGATGGAACAGATTCATGGGGCAAAGCACCAAAAAATACTACACATCTTCCAGCCACAGGGGGCGTCTCAAGATAACGATCATAATAAATATAAGGATAACCTAAATTATAAAACCTAGTGTTGCCTGACTTAGGTCCTCCATCAACATATAAAACAAACGAATAAGAATTTTTTTTAAGCTCATGCATATGTAGGTTATGGTAATCTGCGATTCCATATTTTTGAATCCAGATTTTTTTAAAAATATGAGACTTTTTTTCTAAAAGTTTTCCTACTTCAGTAATATATGTCTCTAAATAATTTGTTATTTCATCTTTTAGATCTTGAGGAAAAGGGCGATCCTCATAAAAAGTTGTTTTTACATCCCTGTGTTTTCTTATTGAATATCTTTTAATTTTATTAAATAATTTTTTATCTATCTCTAGATCTGCATGAAATATATTTCCAAACGAAATGTGATTTATTTTAAGCATCTCTTGCCATTTGTGTTGGAATCGCTTGTATATTAAAATGTATAAATCTAAAGGGAGCTTGACCATAATCTACACTATATTCATGTTCGAGATAACCTGGAAATATAATTAAAGTTCCAGGTTGAGGTCGATAGTGAATAAGATCAAGTCCTGGCCAAATACCTTGAAGATCTTTTTTTACATGGAGTTTAGTTGCACGTGCACCTGTTTTGGGATCGTGAAAAACAGGAATTGAAGTATTGGGTCCACACTTTAAAAAATAAAATCCAGATACATGTTGATTCCAATGTATGTGTGCTGAATGGTGACCACCACCATTTTTAGAAAACTCTTGTACCCACATTTCAGAAATCATGGTTTTATATTTACTCATATCATATCCCATATTATCTAAAAATTCCCATGATTTGCTTCCCATATAATCTCTAAAATCTCTAAAATTATTGTCCTGTAATAAAGTTGTTGAATGATAACTTGTTCCAAAATCTCCAAATTGTTTTATATGTTGTTTATTTCTTTTACGAGCTTCTTTAATATATTTAT